CTCGGTGTTCCGCCGCAGCTCGAGATGCTGGCGGATCGCATCGTGAACTCGACGGGCCTGCCGGGCTCGGCGGACAACGACCGCAACTCGATCAAGGCGCGTCGCAACATCGAGATCGTGGTCAACCCGCTGCTGACGTCGGCGACCGCCTGGTTCCTCCTGGCGAAGAACAAGGAACTCCACGGGTGCAAGTCGTACGACCGCGTGCCGATCACCATCGAGGAAACCCTGATGGATACGCGCACGCGCAATCGCATGACGCCGGTGCGGTTCCGGTCCTCGTGGTTCTGGCAGCACGCGCAGAACGCCTGGGGCACGGCGGGCGCGTAAGCGATCAGGAGTCGGCTGCCGCGCGAGTTGGATAAGGACGCGGCGGCCGATGCCGTCACTCTCTTTGACCGAGCGGGTGCCCTGTTGACGGCATGGGGTGGGGCAACCGTGGCTCTGCCCGCTCGGTTCTTTTCACACGGGAGCAGCGATGAGAGCACGTAGCACGAACACCGGCATGCACCTCAGCAACGACCTGGTGTCGAATGTCGAGTCCTCGCACGGCGTGCAGTTGACCGGCGGATCGACTGGTGGCGTCGTCCAGGCGATCGGCGACGACGACAACATCACTCTGTTCGTTCGCGGCAAGGGCACGGGCGCGGTGGTGCTCGGCTCGTCGGTGAGCACGCCGCAGTTTCTCCAGAACGCGGCGGTCGGCTCGACGGCGGCGGCGGCGGCGCTCGGCAACATCGGCGGCGCGGCGGGCCCGACGGCGCAGGCGCAGGTCGGCTGGATCAAGATCGGCGAATCCTCGGGCGGATCCTGCTTCGTTCCGTACTGGAAGTAGGCCGATGCTGGAATACAACCGGCTCTGGACCTTCACTAGCACGGGCGCGGGGGCGTGGGAGGATGCGTTTCACGCCCGCGAGCACAACTTCATCGTCGAGACCGCGGCCGGGTCGACCGCGACCGTGGTGATCGAGCAGCGGCGCAGTAATGGCTCGGTGGCCGTGCAACTCGGCACGTCGATGAATCTCGACGCCTCCAGCGGGACCAGTCAGCAGTTGACCGGCGCGTTCTATCAGGTGCGGGCGCGCGTGACGGACATGACGTCGACCGGCACGGTGTACGTGCAGGGGGTGGGCAACTGATGCGCGGCTGGGTCAAGCATGGCCTATTCGCGGTGGCGCTGCTGATTGGGGCGGCGGTGGTCGCCGAGAGTCAGCAGACGCGGATTAATGGCCTGTTGCAGACCGTGAATGCACAGTTTGTGACGGCAACATCGTGGTTCCGTGGCCCTGATGGATCCACCACGACTCCGGGATTTAGCTTCACCAACGACACAAATACCGGACTCCGCAATCCTGGGAATCAACTGTATGTGGTGGTGAACGGTTCGGATCGTGCGCTGCTGGACGCGAGCGGTTTGGACCTAGCGACGAACCCGTTGGTGTTCGGCACTGGCTTCGGTTCGGCTGACATCCGCGTCCGTCGCACCGCCGCCAAGACCCTCACCGTCGATGACGGGGCAGGAGGGGCGCTGACGGAAGTGCGGGTTATCGGCGCGTTGCGCGCATCCACGGGCATTACGGACGATCGGTTCAACAACCAGCGTATTCCGGTTGCGGACTCAAACGGCACATTCCAGCAGTCTGCCAGCCTGACGTTTACGGGCACCCGCCTGACGTATCCGGTGGCGCAGTTGACGCCGCAGGCGAGCGCGCCGTCGTCCCCTGCGGCCGGTGACATCTACGTCGATTCCACGCCGGCCCCTGACGAGTTGTGCTTCTACGACGGTGCGGCCTGGCAGGGTATCAGCTCCGGCACCGACGCCAATTGCAGTTAGGGGAAGGAACCATGCGCCGCATCCTCGTCATCCTGATCGCCGCGCTCGCGATGACCGCTCCGGCGGTGGCGCAGGAGAGCGTCACCCTCACGACACCGGCCAGCATCGGCACGCGCTCGACGTGGCGACCGTCGCTCCTGACCATCGAACTGCAGCCGGATAACACCTGGCGCGTGGTGATCGAAGCGAGAGACAACCTCGGACTAACCGTGCGGTGCGACCACACGGGCGCCGATGCGGCGGCACTTGTCACGGCGTTGAACACCGCCGACATGCGAACCAACAGCCTGCACAAGCGGCTTCTGACGCATCTCCAGAGCGCCGCCGCGCATGGGGGCGTGGCGAAGATTGGCGCCGGCAGTGTCACGGGAACGGCGCAGTAAGCGGATGCCGACTATTCGCGACACCCTGACCGCCAAACTCGAGCGCCTCCGCGACAAGAAGGCGCGGTTGCAGGCCGAAGCGGTAGCCGTGCAAGCCGAGATCGACCGCCTGAAGGCGACCAAAGACGCGCTGACGCCGGCGGATGACGTGAAGCTGGCGGACCTGCAAGCGGTGGGCGTGATCAAGCCGTGCGACTGACGCGATGACGTTTGAACAGCTTTATAAGGGCGAACTCTCGATTCGGCTGAACAACTCCGACACGCAAGTGTTGTTCACGTCCACGCGGCGCCAGGTGGCGATCCGTGAGGCGGAAGAAGAGTTTGCCGACCTGACCGAGTGCCTCACGCGCGTCTCGACGATTGCCTGCTCCTGCAACGTCACCGAATACACGCTGACGTCCACCTCGCTCCAGAACAGCACCGATTACGTGCGACTGGCGAAGCAGGGCGTGGAGTTCGTGCATACCTCGAGCAACGACGTCGTCACGCACGCCTCGGGCGATGGCTTCCCGCGCCGGGATCTGGTGTGGCGCAACCAGTTCGACCAGGGCTGGCGCACGTCGACGACCCCCGTGCAGGTGCCGAGCGGCTTCTACATCCGCGAGGATGGCGGGCAGGTGATTCTCGGCCTGAACGAGCCGCCGCGTGTGGGCAGTTCGGAGACGGCGAAGGTCTATGTGCCGTACGTGGCGCGGCCCGAGACGATGGCGACGTCGACGTCCGAGCCGTTCACGGTGGGCGGGGTGTCGCGGGCGGATCTGCGCGTGTACCACAAGGCGCTGCCGGAATACGCGGCGTACAAGCTCCTGCCGCTCGTCGGCGACAAAGAAGGAGCGCAAGAGGCGCTCCAGAAGTTTCTCGGCTATGTCGCCCGCTACGCGCAGAACCAGCGGCCGAAGGGCGGCCAGCATGTGACGGTGGCGCGATCGTATCTGCGCGAATCGATGCGGCGCGGCGGCCGGGATCACGACGCGGGATCGGGATGGGCGCGGGCGTGAGTGGGTCCGTCGTGCGTGTGCGACTCGTCTGCGGGTGCGGCGTCACGTTGGGGAGCGTCGACGACGTCCCGCAGTGCGCGGAGCATGGCGAGCGACGGGTGGCCCATGTGAACGCCCCCCCGCCCCGGTTCCGCGCCGTGGACTGCGCGGCGGATGGCCCGCTGGTGCGAAAGGACTGAGAGAGTGCCCGAGAACATTGGCTACAGCTTCGCGCCCGGTGCGGATGCGAACGGACAGGGACAGCAGCCGACCGCCGGCGGCAACGGACGGCCACGGGCGGCGGGGCAGGAGGCGGTCAGGATCCTGAACCTCCACGTGCCGAAGGCGCTGCCGTCGAATGCGCCCGTGAATCGCTCGCTGCTGACGGGGCCGGGCAGTGCCGCGGCCGGCAGTGATTCGCTGACGTCGATGGTGCGGGCGCTGATGGATGCGTTCAAGCCGCAGGCGCCGATGGGGGCTCCGGCGATGCCGCGCACCGTCTCGAATCCCAACCCGGTGACAACGACGCCGATGCCGAGCATGCCGACGTTCCCGATGGGCGGGATGGACCCGGAGCCGCCCCGGAACCCGTCGCGCCCGTCGCCGTCGGTGCCGACGCAGCCACCGAGTCTCCATGCGCCGCCGGTGTTTGAGGGCTTCGTCGATACGCCGCCGATGCAGAATGCGCCGCTCTTTGACGACTGGATGACGAACGAATCGCCGTACGAGAACGCCTATGCGGCGATCGGCGCGGACGATGACGAGCAGCGGCGCAAGTATCTCGATCAGGTGTGGCAGGCGTACAACCAGGCGTTGCAGTCGCAGACCGCGCCGCGGCCAGCGAATCCGCCTGGACCGAGTTGGAACTGGAACGCCGGCAATACACCGACGAACGGCGGAACGAACGCCTAGTGGGTATGCGGTTGCAGCGTCCAGACGACGCCGGTGACGTCCTGGCAGTCTTTGTTGCGGGCGCGCTTCATCTCGGAGTCGAACGCGATGCGCTTCGAGGTCAGGCGGATGGCGCCTGTCGCGAAGAGGACGCCGTTGAACTCGCCTTCGCCTTGGCACCGTTCAACGGCGATCGTTTCGTGGCTTCCGTCCGGCCGCGCCTCGGATGCGCCGCCGAACACGGACACGCGCAGTTTGAACTTGCCATCTTTCGTGACGGTGCCCTCAATCGTGCCGCTGTTGCGTCCCTTGTTTGTGGACTGCCAGCGTCCCGTGACCTTCCCATCGTCAGCGATGGTGAGGTGCGCGATGGTGGGTCCGACGGTCAGCCCGCGGGAATCGTTGAACTCGAGCGCGCCAATCCATTCTGCCTGACGGGGAACGTCCGTCGTGGCCGTGGTGGTCTGCCAGCCGAACAGTCCAAGCAGCAGCATCAGTACGCGCATACGGCAGAGGCTACCGCCTGATGGCTGCCGGAATCAAGGCTCGTCCGCCCCGCGCCGCCCGCGTCAAACAGATCCTCCCGGTCACTGACCTGACCGGCGGCCTCGACCTGCGCCGCTCCGAAACCCTGCTCGCGCCGGATCGTGCCCGGTCACTCAAGAACTTCTCGCTCGAGGAACCCGGCGCCCTCATCGTTCGCCCCGGCTACCAGCGCACCTCGACGATCACCTGGTTCAATGGCCGTCCGCAGGGCGGGCAGCGGGTTTACCTCGCCAATAGCGCCTTCACGCTCATTGCGGGCGAAGGCAAGGTGTTCAAGCCGTCCGATGCGTGGGGCGGCTCGACGTCGCCGGTCTATTCGACGCTGTCCACCGGGAATCACATTTTCTTCCCGTATGACCGCGACCTGGCGATGGTCATGGACGGGGCCAACCGGCCGCGGTTCACGACGAACGGCACGGACTGGCACCTCGCCGGCACCGATGCGCCGAGCAGTGGCGCGACGCTGTCCTCAGTCAGCACCGGCGGGTTGAGCAGCGGCGAGATCGCGGTCATCTACACCTACAAGCACCGCGGCACCGCGCACGAAAGCAACCCGTCGCCAGCGTCGACCATCACGCTCAGTGCCAGCTCGGGCGCGGTCCATGCGACCGCCTCGCCGTCGACGGATCCGAAGAACGACGCCTACGTGTGGTACGCGCGCAAGGTGCTCCCGGACCTTGAGGGCGTCTATCGCAAGTACAGCTCCGGCGCGGCGTCGACGGTCACCATCGCCTCGTCGGCCTGGACGAGCAACGATGAAGCGCCGAGCAATCACGACGTGCCGCCGACCGGCCTGCGGTTTGGCGTGTCGTGGAAGTCGCGGTGGTGGGCGCCATCGGGCAGGGTGGGGAACCGCCTGCACTTTACCGAGCTGTTCCAGCCGCAGTCGTACCCGTCGCTGTTCTTCATCGATATTCCGTTCGAGAAGGGCGACAGCATCACGGCGCTGCAGCCGTTGGGCGACACGCTGCTGGTGTTCGGGCAATCCGGCGTGTTCCTCATCATCGGGCAGACGTCGCTCGACTTCGAGGTGCGTCCGTCGCAGGGTGGCGAAACGGGCGCATTCGGTCAGCGGGCGGTCGCGAAGGTGGAGCAGGCCGCGCTCCACGCCGGCGGCGATGGCGTCAACAGCTTCGATGGCGCCGGGGACCGCAGCCTCGAGCACGACATCGCCACCGCCTGGTCTGACCTGGTGCAGAACACCGGCAGCACGGACCTCGCGCACGTCGCCGCCCTCTACGACCACCAGCGGCAGGAAGTGCGCCTCGCGGTGCCGCGCGTCTACCCGACGGGCGCCCGCGGAGAGCTGGTGCTGAACCTGGATCGCACGCGCGAGAACCGGGGCACGCCCGCCTGGTGTACCACCGACCGCGACATCGCGCTTTACATGCACTGGAACGGCAACGAGCCGACAGCGGGCAACCGCGGGCGGATCTTCTCGATGCCGAGCACGGTGGGCGTGGTGGACGAGGAAGTGATCGAAGTCGGGGCGAACAGCTCCAACCTCGCAGCGGAATACGAGAGCCCGACGCTCTCCCTTGGGCTACACCGGGCGCGCGTGACGGAGTTGCACGTCGAGTACGAACCGAACGGCGGCGCCTTGGCGGCTGAAGTCACGGTCGACGGCATCACGCACGGCCCGTACACGCTGCCGACCGGCGCGGGGCTGGCGACCTACGACGCCGACGATGCGCTGTATGACACGTCCAACTATGCCGGCTCGGGCCGGCGCAAGGCGTACCAGATTCTCCCGCTGGAAGCTGAGGGCCGCACGGCATCGGTGCGTCTGACGTACACGGGCACGGATCGACAGCGGTTGTTTACGTTCGCGCTCGGCATCCTGCCGGAGAGCGGCGTCAGACAGGTGAGCGAGTAATGGCGAACTATCCGACATCCGACCCGAGCTTTTCGGACAAGAGCCCCGGCCAAAAGATTCAGTCGGCCCACATCGACGCGCTGCAAGACGAAGTGGTGGCGATCGGCTCGGCGCTGCGCGGAACACTCCAGCACGCCGTGACCGTCGGCACGGGTGGCCTCACGGTGTCGAGCGGCGGCCTGACGGTGAGCACGGGGGCGGTGACGTACGGGCAGCGGCCGACCGAGCCGCCGCCGGACGCAGCGCTGTCGTTTATGGCGAGCATTCAGGATCTCGGCTCGTCGCTCGCCAGCACGCTCAGCTTCGGCAGTTTGGCCTACGCCATCAATTCGTCGATGTACGCGGCCGGCCAGCCCACGCGGCTGACGCCGCAGTCGACAGGGCTGTATCACGTGTCCGCGCAAGTCGTGCTCGCCGGGACGCCGACGGCGGCGTCGCATGTGTTCCTTCGGGTCGTCGATTCGAGCGGCGGGCTCATCGGCGCCAACAGCGTTCAGAGTTCGGGGGCTATGGCGATCCAGTGCCACGGCTTCAAACGGTTTGATGTGCTCGGCGGTCACGTCTCGTGTCAAGTCGTGAACAACAGCGGCGGCTCGACGTTGTCCGTGCAGGCGGGTCAGCAGTTCACGTGGTTCTCGCTGGTGAAGCTGTAGATGGATCTCGGCTACATCAAAGCGCAACTCGGCGCGGTGAGCGATGCCGGGACGCGCAAGGCGCTCACCGAGATTTTCAAGCACGTGTGCGAAAGCGTGGATCTGGGCGAGCCGACGCACCAGACCCGCGCCGGCAACGTGGCGGCCTACTACCAGGCGTCGACGACGGGCCTGAGCACGGGCGAGTTTTCGTTTCAGCACGGCCTCGGGGTCGCGCCGTCGTTTGCGATCCCGGTGTTGGACTTGCGGCAAGCCGGCGCCCACCTGGTGCCGTTGGAAGTGGCGCGCGTAGCCGATACGAAGCGCGTCTACCTGAAAAGCACAAGCACGAATGCGGCGTTCGTGCTGTTGATTGGATAGGAGCCTCCCCACCCTATGACGAATCGACGCATCGCGATTGTCGGCACCGCTGAGAGTTGGCGGCAGACACCGTGGACAGACCCGACCCTCGAGATTTGGTCGCTGAACGATGCCTACGTGCTCGGCTTCCCGCGTATCGATCGGCACTTCGAGATCCACCCGATCAACAAGATGGTGTTTCGGTCGAAGCACCAGCGCGTGATCAGGGCCGAGGACGTGCCGCCGGGATCGTTCCTCCGACCCGAGGGGCACATCGAGTGGCTGAAGCGGACGGCGCAAACGATCCCGGTGTTCCTGCAGGACGAACCCGATGCGTCGTGGCCGGTGAACGCGCGCCGGTTCCCGATCGAAGCGGTGCAAGCGGAGTTCGGCATCTATTGGGCGAGCGGCCCGGCCTACATGGTGGCGCTCGCGCTGCTCGAGGGTGTCAGCGAGATTCACGTCTACGGCATCCACCTGGCGACGGCGCACGAATACCGGGAGCAGCGGCCGAACTTTGAATGGTTGCTCGGCATCGCGCAGGGCCGCGGCGTCAAGGTGGTGATGTCGGATGCGTCCCCGGTGCTCAAGCATCCGTGGCGTTACGCCTACGACGAGAAGCCGCAGCCGGCGCCGAGCCCCTACGCGGACGAGTGGGCGGCGGTGCAGAAGGAAAAGGCGGCGCTCATCTCGGCGCTGGTGACGTGGCCGGTGGGCAAGGACAAGACGCGACAGCTGGAGCGGCTGAAGCGGTTGCAGGTCATCGAGGCCGACATTCAGCAGCAGTCGGCGAAGCGATCGATGGGTGGCACGCTGGCGATCCGGTCAGCGGCATAGGAAGGCGCACATGCCAGATCCGATTCAGAACTACCGGGACATGCGCTTTGATGAGCGCGGCCGTCCCTATCTCGTCACGGCGAGTGGGCAGCGGTCGTATGTGCCGCCGGCGATGGCGGCGCAGTATGCCGGATTGTTCAACGAGGCGGCAGCGGCCAACGCCATCGCGACCTTCGGACCAGAGACGGTCCAGCGTCTCCGGCAATTCGCGCAGGCTGGCGGTGTTACGCCCGCGAATCCGAGCGGCAATGTCCCGCGCAACACCTTCGCCAGCCAGAACAACGGATGGAACCCTGATCAGGGCGAGTACGACACCGGCATGAACTGGAGCGGCCTCGGTGGCGCCATCTTGGGCGCGGCCGGGCTGTCGGTGCCTCTCGCGGTTGGCCCCGCGATCGCTGGTCCGGCCGCTGGCGGGGCGAGTGGTGCGGCGGCACCGGCCGTGGCGGCGCCGGCCTCGAATGCCGCGGCAGCGCCGGCTTCTGGCCTGCTGCCGACGAGTGTGCCGGCGGGATTGAAGGCTGCTGCACAAACCACCGTGGGGCCGTCGGTAACGTCTTTAGCTCCGGTCGGTTCGGTGTTGCCACCGGCTGCGACGACGGCCACGAACGCGGCGGCGGGCGGGTGGCGCGGGGCCGCGAATCAGGCGCTCGATAACGCTGGCCCGCTCACGGCCCTCATCGGTGCGCTGGCGGGTGGCGGCGGGGGTGGCGCGCAGGGCGGCGAGTCCGACGAGGTCCGCCGCATTCAGCGCATCACGGAAGCGCGGATGCGACGCGCGGATCCGCTGCATCAAATGATGGTGCAACTGGCGGCGTCACGAATGCCCACGAGTGTGCAGCGGCCGGTGCCTGACGTGCCGCTCCCGGAGTAACTATGGCCTACGTCGATTATCTCGACACGCGCGACGACGACCTCGAGCAGCGCCAGCGGGTGCGCCAGCCGGCCATCACCAGCGGCCCGGCGGGTCCGGCGTATCCCGGCACGCCGCAGCCGACCGTGCGGCGGACGGATACGGAAGTGGACTACGGCGGGGGCAAAGTCGCCACCAAGACCGACGGCGGCTGGATGTATCCGTGGCTCCGGCCACAGCCGTTTCAGGACGTCCTCAGCGATACCGACGTGACCGCGCAGGAGCGGTACGGGCAGATCCGCAGCCAGGCGGCGGCGCAGGGATTGCGCGCGGACGAGAGCGATGCGACCCTCGGCAGCCTCTTTGGCAAGTCGGGCTCCGTGCAGGGCACGATGGACGCCATCGCGAAGGCGCAGCAGGGCGGCGCCTCGCGGGACAGCTACAACCTGCCGGCGGTGCCGTTCCAGTTCTCGGATCCCTATACCAAGCAACTCGAGGACATGGCCCGGCAGCAGATCGGGCAGTTGTCGCAGCCGCAGAGTAATCCGCAACTGGAGAAGTTGCTGGACTTCCTCGGTAAACGCTTCGAGTCGCTGACCGCGACTCCCGGCTACGCGCCCGAAGAGTTGGCGGTGCTGCGGACCCAGATGCTCGATCCCATCGAGCAGGACCGCACAGCGTCGCGCAACCGGGCGATCCAGCGCGCGGCCACGGCGGGCTTCCTGCCGACCTCCGGGATTACCGAACTGACGCAGAGCCCGACGGGCGGGACGGAGCCGCTGGATCTCGCGTTTGACCGGATGCGGGCGGCGGCGCAGCGTGACGTCGCGATGAACGCGATCACCAAGCGCAATCAGGATCTCAATCAGGCGGTCAACATCGGCCAGATCGCCGGCGTGCAGATTCCGCAGATGCAGCGGCAGGAGGACCAGGGCCGCCGGCAGGAGCTCTTGGCGCTCGCCTCGCTGCTCTACGACCTGCCGGCTCGCGCGCTCCAGCAGGCGCAGTCGGTGGTCGGCGGCACGGAAGGACCGCGTGACCTGTTCGCGCAGGCGATGCAGCAACAGCAGATCGCGCAGCAGCAGCGACAGATGAATGAACAGCGATTCGCCGCACTGATGCAGGCGGTGATGGGGCTTGACTTCTGATGCCTGAGACGCCTTTCGACCTCGCACCGGAACCGCTCGCGGACCCGCTCGACCTGTCCGCGATGACAGAGGCGCGCACGCCGCCCTTCGTGTCGCCGGGCTCGCAGGCGCCGAAGCCGCCCGACGACAAGAAGCGACTGATGAAGCTGGCGATCATGCTGCCGCTGGCGATGAAGGCTGGCCCCGGTGCGGTGGATGGCGTGCTCAAAGCGTTCGCGCAGTCGCAGGTGACGGACGAACAGCGGGCGCGACAGGCGCAGATCGACAGCCGCGCGCAGGATCAGCAGGACTGGACGCGCACCTATCAGCAGCGGCAACTCGACCACCAGTCCAAGACGCAGCAGCGCCAACTCCTGGACGACTTCGCGACGAAGGTGCAGGGGCTCGATGACCCGGCCGCCATCAATGCGCTGACGCAGCTCTATACCGCGCAGGCGTCCCGCCTCGGCATCCGGCCGGAGGATCTGACCGCCTACGCGAAGCCCTATCTGGAGCCGTCACGGGTGCAGCAGCGCGCGGCGGCCAAGAAGATCGCGCAGTTGAAGTCGGAGCACGGCGCCGACAAGTGGATGGAGATCGGCGCGCAGTTCACGCATCGGCTGCCGGGAGTGGAGCAGCCGGTGTCGTTCGATCAGTTGCTCGGCATGGCCGGGATGCAGCGCGATCCGAATGCGCCGAAAGCGCAGCAGCCATCAGCGATTCTGCCCGATGTGCCGCTGGATCGGCAGCACGCGATGGCGGTTGCCGCGGGGAACGAGACGCTGGCGAAACAGATCGAAACCGCGATGTCACGGCAGGACGCAACCCGCCGCGATCCACCGCGCCAGCCTATTCAGGTGATGGTGGGGAACTCTGGGCTCACACGCGACCAGGTGAGCGCCGCCGCAGGGCTGCGTGACGACTTCCGCACGGAGTCGAAGGACTTCAGCGCCGCTCGGGACGGATACGAACGGATGCTGGCGGCCGGGACGGATCCATCACCGGCCGGCGATGTGGCGCTGCTGTACGGGTTTATGAAGTTGCTGGATCCCAACTCCGTCGTGCGTGAAACGGAGTTCGCGACGGCTGCGCGCACGGGGTCGCTGCCGCAGCAGATTCAGGCCGCGGCTGAGCGTGTGGTGAACGGGCAGCGGCTCACGAAGGAGCAGCGTGCCGACTTTATGAATCGCGCCCGCGGCTTGTTCAGCAAAGCACAGAACCGACAGAACGCAAGGAAGGCTAATTATCAGCGCCTCGCTGAGCGGTCGGGCGTTCCCGCCGAATTGGTGGTGATGGACGATGCGCCGGTCGAAGAGTCGCCAGCGCAACCGGCGGCAGCGCCAGCCGCCGGGCCAAAAACGCAGCGCATCGGGCGCTTTGAAGTCACGGTGGCGCCGTAGCCATGCCGAAATACACGGTTCGGGATCCCCGGTCGAACAAGGTCGTCACGCTGGAGGGCGACGCGCCGCCCACAGAGCAGGAGCTACATCAAATCTTCGCGTCCATCAACGGCGGCGGCGAGCATGCGTGGCGCACGGCGATGGGGCACCCGGACACGTTGAAAGGGATGGCTGACCCGTTGATCGGGATCGCTAAGAGCGGGATCGATGCGGTGATCGGAGCCGGGGAAACAGCCTACAACGTCGTCCCTGGCGTGCGCCACCTTGTCGACGCTTTGCATGGACCATCAGCGCAGTCGTATAGCGCCGCACGTGAGCAGGTTGGAACGCCGACTAACGACGCCCAACGGTTGGGTTTCGTGGCGGGCCAAGTGGGGCAGTTCGTTGCGCTCCCGGCTGCCCGCGGCGGCGTCATCGGCCGTGCCGCAACCGAAGGCACGCAGGCCGGCGCGCTCACGGCGGCGCAGGGTGGCGATGCGCGTGACGTCGCACTGTCGGCCCTCACCGGCCCGATTGCGCCGGTCGCGTCTCGGTCCACTCCGGCGGTCGGTGCCGCAGCCTCGAAACTGCGCGAATCGGCCGAGGCGAACGTCAGCCAAGCGTTTAACCCCACCGGCCTGCGGAACAAAAAACTCGCCGAGCAGGTGGCGCCTGGCGTGTTGCAGCGCGGGACATACGCGCTCACGCGGCAAGGGCTCAAGGACAAGGCCAGTCGCGAACTCGACACCTTGAGCGGGAAGTTCGACGAGGCGTCAGCTGCCCTACCTTCGGGCGATCGAATGCCGGTGGAGCCTGTGCGCGAGGTTATCCAGCAGGAGATGTTGGGGCTCCTTCAGAAAGGCAGCGCGGGCAAGTCCGTCCCTGTCAACCCGCAGAAGTATCAGGCGCTCGAGGAACTCGACGCCACCCTCGAGCAACTTGGGGACAAGGTGTCGCGCGAAACGCTCCAGGCATTCAAGGAGGAATGGGGCGATGCGGTGGCGCGTGGCGGTGGGTTCGCTGAGCGGGCGGGGGATGCGCTGACGCAGGCCCAGCTCTGGGCCAAGCGGAAAGGCTACGAAGCCGTCCGCCGCGAGCTGGCCAAGGATGCGCCGAACATCGATGCACTCAACGCCGAGTGGTCCTTCTGGAGCAAGGTGCAGGAGGTTGCCGAGGCCACGATTACGCGGGAGAAGCCACAGAAAGGCGCCTTACGGCGGATGGGCGGATTGTTGGGTGGCGTGGCCGGATTCTCCAACGGTGGCGCGCAGGGGGCGGTGATCGGCGCCGGAGTCGGCAGTCAGTTGATGCGGGTGATGGATTCGCCAGGATGGAAGCTCGCTTCCGCGCACGCAAAGAACAAGTTGGCAGAGGCGCTGGTGTCGGCGGACCCGGAGCGTATCGGGGCCGCCGTGGGCCGTGTCGTCGCCTCGATGCCCGTGCAGCACCGGCCGATCCAGCCGGTTGCGGCGCACTAGCGGAGATGGGCGAACCCTGACAGGCGGAAGTAGTACGCGATGGCGATGATCGCGCCGGCGAGGACCAAATACCACTTCACGCCGAGATAGACGAGGCGGATCGGTAAAGGCCACTTCGCGGCGCGGGCGTCAAGACGAGCGAGCCAAGCCAAGCGGACAAGGGTAACACACGAGGCGGGGACCGGCAGCTGGCTAGAGCGACCGGCCCCCTGAGCAGGCACAGCAAGTCATCGGAACCTGCGGCACCTACCTGGGCGGGGACTCTACCCCATCCAGCCGTGATCGCGGCATACAGGGACGGCGAGATATGGGAGACCTGACGCGCGACGAGTTCTTGGCCCACATGGGGTATCTGCGGGAGGACATCGCCGGCGTGCATACGCGCCTCGATGCGTTGAACGGGCAGACCCGCAAACACGGCGAGGCGATTGCCGTCTTACAGGATCGCGACACCGATAGCCGCTCCGAGGCCCGTAAAGGCGGGCTCATTTCCGGCGCGACCGCCGGCACCTTCGTCGGCGGGATCATCGTCGCGCTGTATCAATACTTCGGCGGCGGCAAGTGAGCGAGCCGATCTGGCTCTCCGTCGCGAGAGCCTTCGTCGGCATCGCGGAGACGCCCGGCCCGGCCTCGAATCCCGCAATCCTGCGGTGGGCCGCCGACATCCACGCACCCGCCTACGGCAGCGATGACACGCCATGGTGCGCGGTCTGGATGAACCGGCTGCTGCTCGCGTGTCAGTTGCCGATGGCCGGCACCGGCTACGACCTGCTGCGCGCCAAGTCCTTCGCCACCTGGGGCCAGAAGCTCGCCGCCCCGGCGCTCGGGTGCGTGCTCGTGTTCAAGCGGCCAGAGGGGTATCACGTCGGCCTCTACGTCGGCGAGCGGGCTGACGCCTACCGCGTGCTCGGCGGCAATCAGTCCAACGCCGTCACCTACACCTGGATCGACAAGACGCGCCTGGTCGCCTGTCGGTGGCCGGCGGGCGTGCCGCTGCCGGCGCCGGCCCCCGTGACGGTCGCGACCGATGGGCAGCCGGTGTCGCGGAATGAGGCGTGAGATGGACCGACAGCCGCGCATGGTCGAAGTCGCACAGGTCAACGAACGGGGGCGGCTGGTGGTGCTGCGCCTCGAAGCGCACACGCTGCACTACGCCCGCGCGCACGGGTGGATGGTGTGGGACGACTTCGAGAAGTTGATCGCGACCCCGACGAGTCCTCAAGGAGACGGCGACGATGGCGCTTAAGAATGGCTGGTTCCTGACGCCTCTCCAATTGCAGGAGATGGAGGACGGTAGCCACTTCAAAGTCCTGTCGCCTCTCGTCTACTGCGCCAAGCCCGGCACATTCTACGAAGTACCAGCAGGCACCGTGACGGACTTCGCAAGTGTCCCGCGCGTGCTGTGGAACATCTTGCCTCCGTTTGGCAAGCACTCAAGGGCGGCCGTGCTGCACGACTGGCTCTACCAAGCGGCGCCTCGCCGTATGACTCGTGGTCAGGCTGACGCGCTGTTTTGCGACGCCATGCGCGCGTGCGGAGTGGGGTGGCTGACGCGGCGCGCGATGTACGCGGGGGTTCGGGTTGGAGGGGGGGTGGCGTGGCGGCGGTATCGGGGCGCTTCGCCCACCGTCGCGGACGCCGGTTCTGGGCGTAGCTAAGCTACGCGAACAGGAGCAGACGGTATGACATTGCCACCGTGCCCGTCGTGCGAGCGGGCGCTCAACAAGGTCGGCGCCGAAGCACAGGGGCATGTCTGGACGGACTGCCCCCATTGCAAGCAGACGGCGCTCGTCCGCCTGACGGATCAGGTCATCGTCCGCATCGGCAAGCCGTAATGGCGCAACCGCCACTGTCGCCGGAGGTCGCCCGCGCAACCCTCGCGGCCTTGGCGCAGCATGGGACCGTCACGGCCGCGGCTGCGGCGTGCGGCTTATCGCGCGCCACCTTCCAAGCACGGCTCGCGCGGGCGCGGCAGATGGTCGCCGGCACGCCAGCTCCGGCCGCGTCTGAGCCGCACGACTCCATCTCGGTCTCGGGTGACGCCTGCGAAGTCACCAAGGCCACGACCGAGCGCGTCCGCACACTGGCGGATCTGATTCGCGTCTGCGAGATCGATACGGTCGAATGGACGGTGGAGCGGTGGGTCTGCAACAAGTGGGACTCGGCTGCGAAGCTCGGGAAGGACGCGAGCGAGCGGATCACCGTCACCGAGTTGTATCAGGTCAAGGTGTGGCTGAAGCGCAACACGCCGCTCGTCGTCGCGCGAGACGTGCTGGCGGACCTGGTGGCCGATGCGAAGCGCCAGATTGCCCCGCGGCCGTTCAAGCCGCCACGGTCTCCCCGTGGGTTGATGCTGGAAATTAACCCCACCGACCTGCACCTGGGCAAGCTCGCATGGGGCGCGGAGACCGGGTGGGAGAACTACGACGGCAAGATCGCCGAGCGGATTCTCGAGCAGGCCGTCGAGTCCATCGTCGGCCGAGTCGCTGGGCAGAAGTTCGAATCCGTCCTGCTGGTCGCCGGCAGCGACTTCTACCATTCCGACACTAAGCAGGGCACGACCACCAAGGGCACGCCGCTCGACAACGACAGCCGGTACCACAAGACGTTCCTGTCGGGGCATCGGCTGCTGGTGCGCGTCATCGATCGGCTCGCGGCGCATGTCGCTCCGGTGCGCGTGGTGGTGGTGCCGGGGAATCACGACACGCTCTCAGCGTTCCATCTCGGGCACGCGCTCGACTGCTACTACCACCAGACGAAGCACGTCTCGGTCGACAACGCGCCGACGATGCGGAAGTACCACCAGCACGGCCGCGTCATGCTGATGTTTACCCACGGCAACTCGGGCAAGCTCGAGAAGTATCCGCTGCTGATGGCGCGCGAGCAGCCGCAGATGTGGGCGGACACGTGGTATCGGGAAGCGCACACCGGGGACAAGCACCAGACCAAGACCCTCGAGGTCAACGGCGTGCGGGTGCGGATCCTGCCGGCGCTCTGTCCGCCCGATGCGTGGCATTCGGACAATCACTTTGTCGGCCAGCAGCGCAGCACGGAGGCGTATCTCTGGCACCGCGAGGAAGGCTTGGTGGGGACGGCGATGTACACCATCCCGTCGCCGAGCGCGTGCGCGGAAGGGGCGGCGTAAATGGACGCGGCGCTGGCGTGGATCGGGCAACTCGTCGAGTTCTTCGGCCGGTTCTTCCCGCGCCTGCTCCTGCTCAATACCACTGAGGGCGCGGTCAAGTTCGTGCGCGGCAGTCGCCCGGTGCTGCTCGAGCCGGGCCTGCACTTCTACTGGCCGCTCGTCACCGAAGTCAAAGCGTGGGTGGTCGCCCGCCAGTCGGTGAACCTCTCGGCGCAGACCATCACGACGAAGGACGGCAAGGTGCTCGCGGTCGGTGGGCTGCTCATCTTCCGCATCGTGGATGCGATGCCGCTGATCGCCCATACCTGGAACGCGGACGCCACCGTGCGGGACATCTCGGCCGGCGTGATCCATGACGTGTGTAGCCAGTCGGAGTGGGGCGAGCTCCAGATGGCGAAGAACGACGGCACGCTCAATCGGGCGCTGAAGCGGGAGTTGCGGCGGCGACTCTCCCGGTTCGGCGTGAAGGTCTTGGACGCGACACTCACCGACTTCGCGCCGTGTCGCGTCTATAAGCTCATCACCAGCAACTCGGCGGACTAATGGACACCACAGCACTGCTCACCGAACGCGGGACCACGCACGGATCGTTCACCGATAACGCCCGGTACGCCCAACGGCTCCGCGCCTTCTGGCGTACCTCGCCAGCCTGGGAGTCGATGCCCGACGAACACCGGGAAGCTCTGGATCAGATTGCCGGCAAGCTGTCGCGCATCCTGTCGGGGCAATCGACGTTCCGGGACCATTTCGACGACATCGCTGGTTACTCGGTGCTGGCGGCGAACGCATGCCCGCGCTGACCGGGCTGTTCCTACGAGGCTTCTGTCAAGTGTTCCCCGTCGCCGCGAATACCGCGCTCATCGCCCGCGGCCACCTGTGGGCGGTGTTCGTGCTCGGCTACTGGATCAGTCTGGTGTGGCGGAAGAACGCCCGCCATGCGGCGGCGGAGTGGGGCGGGCTAACGGATCACGCCTACGCGCTCGGCGCGGCCGTGGCGAGCGTCTCAGGGCCGGCGCTCGTCGCTTGGTGGCTGGCCTAGCCGGTTCGGAACCAGACTCGGTACCACAGACCGGATCCGACATCGTCTGAATCCGGCCTGTTTTGTCCATTTCCGTCCCCCACAGTTTGCGCGGCTTACAAGGCGAAACCCGCGTCTTTATTGGAGGAAAATGACACGAAAGTGTTGGGGCGGATGACGGGTCTCGAAGGCGTCAGCCGCGCTGATAACTACTTATCCCGCTGATCGTTAGCGCCGGGTCCAGACTCGGGAACCACAGAAAATCCCCCAAACCGCCCTTCGAGCGCCTCGCTCATCCGCTGCAACCGGCTGTTCAGGACGGGCACATACATCCGTCGCGTCATGCGCGGATCGGTGTGGCCAGCGCCGGCCGCGATGTCGTGGAGGTCGATGCCGCGCTCGCTGGCGGTAATCCAGGTCGAGTGCCGCGCCTGGTAGAACCGCACGCCCGCCGGCCAGCCCGCCGAGCGCAGCGCCCGCACGAAGCCGCCGTGGAAGAACGGCCCCCACGCATTCGCCTCTTTGAAGAGTTGCCAGGCGGCGAGCATATCGTCGTTCAGGTAGAGGCCGGGGCAGAAGCCGCCTTTGCCGTCCCGCGGCACCCACACGCGCTGCTCGAGATCGACATCGCCCGGTTCGGCGCGCATGACCTCGGACGGGCGCTTGCCGGTCGACACCAGCACACGGAAGCGGGCGCGCGTCTTGGCGTCCTTCAGGATGCCGGCACGCTCGCGGCGCTGGAGTTCCTGATCGATGGCGATCATCGTCGCATCGGGCACGCGCTGGATCGGCGTGCGCGTCACGGGTAAGTGCGCGACGTCATCGCAGGGTGTCGGCGCCTTCGCCCCGTCGAGCACATGGAACAGGTGGCGGAGCGTGTCGCAGTAGTGGTTGATCGTCTTGGGCGATAGCGGGCCGGTATGCACGCGGCGCCGTTTGGTCGGCTGCGGGCGATCCGGCCGGCCTTCGGTGAGCCAGTAGACGCGGGCGGCGAGGACATCGGCGCTCGTGAGGCGGTGCCGGTAGACGTTGCCGTAGAGTTCGCACCACGCGACTAGGTGATCCTCGCGATCGTCGGCCGACTTCAGGTGCGCGACCAGCTTCAGGTATCGGGCGGCATCGCGGCGTAGGGTGTACAGCTCCGCGGCGGGTGTGGCCTCCCGGCCCTTGGCGGTCAGCTCGGCGTGCTTGGCCTTCAGCTCTTTGAGGGTCGAGTCGGGCGGCATCCGCTCGGAATACGGCACGCCGCCCACGGTCACGCGGACTTCGTAGCTGCTGCCCTTCTGGCCGTCCTTGCCGTCCTTCGAGCCGTCGCGATAAATGCCTTTCGCGACGCGGACGCGCTTACCGACGCGGGGCATGTGTGACCTTGGATGTCATGGACTTTCGCTATTCTTTTGCGGACGGCATACGACAGAATCGTAAAAGAATTAACAACCTCAGCCATTGAAACGGAGTACAAACTGATCTACCGTTGCGTCGGCATCCTGATTTTCTTCCGTCCGTAATACCGTCTTGACCGGAGTGTGTTCCATGCCTCACTCGTCGGCGGCGTCCCCGTTAGTGAGTGCCTTGGAGGCCGTTACCCTCGGCGTCCTCGGTTTGCCCTTGGATGTGGTGCAGGAGCAATTCTTAGCCCTGCCTCCTGATCTGCAGGCGGCGATTCTGCTGTGGATTCGTCGCGAATGGGAGATGCACGGCGCTTGTCTGCAAAGTGCATCATCCGCTTCAAGATGCCACGCGCCTCTTCATCCAACGCCGGCCACAGCTCGGCAATCTGCCGTCCTTCGATTTCCGCGTCGGTCAAAGCGCGCGGCGCAGCTACATCCGCCCCCTCGATAAACGTGGAGAGCGGCACCCCGATCGCCCGACAGATGGCCACGGCGGTATCCAGGTCCGCCCACCGCGGCTCGGGCGCGTTCTCGTCCACGTATTGCGTGACCCAATTCGGTGTTCGATCAATGGCTCGCGCCAAGGCTGAGGCGCGGCCATGTTCGGCTTTCACATATGCCCGCACGTACGCCTTCAGGCGCTGTGCGATCGGCCCCGCCTTCGCCATTCATCTCGCATCTTCTGTGAAAAAGTTCACGAAGTAATAACTTTCACGAACCGCTAAAAATAGTTGTTGACGCGAGTTCACGATTCGTGAATACTCTGCGTCATGCTTCCGAAGGCCAAGCGCGACGCAATCAGGCGGCACTTCCGCCTGCTCCGCATCGCCATCGATAAGACCCAACTCGAAGTCGAGCAGGAAGCCGGCATCGCGGCCGGTCGCTACTGGCAGATCGAGAACGGCGTCAAGTTGCCCGAGCCCGACGAGTGCCGGCGACTGGCGCGCGTGTTCCGGGTCCGGGTCGGGGATCTCCCAACCGCCACCACCGAGCCGCCGAAGGAGGCGAAGGCGTCATGACGCCTCGCGCCTTCGATCCGCTGGATCGCGCGACGTGGCCCGACGTCCTCTCGATCGAGGAAGTCGCCCTCATCTATCGCCGGAGTGCGGAAGGCATCCGGCATTCCCTGAAACCGAGTGCGCGACGGGTGGCGTTCAGCCCGCGCCCGTTCTTGGGTCGGCCGTTGCGCTGGCGCAAGGCGGACGTGATGCGGGACTTGGACGGCCAGCGGTCGGTGCCGTCGCTGCGGAGGCTCGCATAGCCATGTCGATCGACCTGGTGCTCGACGGCTGGATGGCGGCGCTGGTGGTCGCGACCGTGTGCGAAGGCATCGCCCTGGTGTGGGTGCTGCGACAGGTGCGGGCACGGACGCATCAGGCGAATCCTCACTGGACAGAGGAAGGGAAAGGACCGCAGCGATGGTGAAGAAGAACGAAGGGTCGCGCGTGGAGGGTGCGGGAGTCGCGAGCGACGGTTACTCCCTTGTTGACGATCTGCGCGATGCCGCCGACTACCTGCGGAGTCTCGATGCGGAGTTCATGCCGGACCCCGCGATGTTGGCGAGTTGTGGCGACGCCATCGGTCGCGCGCTGGTGGTGCTGGCGCAGCGAGACGCGCTGCTGGCGTCGCTGAAGGCCATCCGGTTTCTCTCCGGTCGGGTCTGGGGTATCGCGGCAGCCGCCATTGTCTCGGTCGAACCGGCCGAGCGAGAGAAGGAGAGCAAGTAGATGGCGACGAAGAAAGACACAGATACGCGCGTGGAGGGTGCGGGAGTCGTGAGCGAGCCCCAACGTACCGCGGCCTTCGTTGCGCCCAACTCGGATGAGGCCGCCGTGATGGCGGCATGCCGGGACCATTCCGTGTGGCGGCTGGTGAATCGAGTCGAGGCACTGGTCGAAGCCACCAGGCAAGCGCCAGCCCATTTCCTGCGCCACGCAGCGTCTATCTCGTGGCTGCTTGCCGAGATCCGTGGCGAAGTGCGGAAATCGGTGATGGCGCAGAGCGCCAACACTAGTGACCCGCAAGTCGACTTCGCGCTTCAGGTACTCCGCAACTGTGGCGTCGATACCGAGTGCGGCGCGTGCATGGAGATCGCGTTCTGTGGCTCGCATCTGACGGCGCCGGAGCATGAGTGCGGGCGCGCGATGCTCGCGAACAAGCTGATTCAGCCGCTCCCGTGGCGCGCGGAAGCCCAATGCGATGACCTGTGGCGCGTCGTCGACACCAACGACTTCACGGTGCTTGGCGGCGTCACGGCCGACGAGGCCCGCTACATCGTGGAAGCCTGCAACGCCTATCCCGCCCTCAAGGCGCAGCGAGACGCGCTGCTGGCGGCGCTGAAGGCGGCGACCGGGTACATGACGAACGCAGTCATCGGCGTGAGAGCCGGCGAGAAAAAGGATGCGACTGTCGCCACCTTGAACGCTGGCCTGTACCGCACGCGCGCCGCCATTGCCTCGGTCGAATCGGCCGAGCGCGAGCAGGAGAAGTAGGTGGCGATCGATCAGCCGAACGAGCCGACGCACATCTACGAACTGAACTGGCGCGGCGAGGTGTGTTCCTACCCGATTGTGCACCGCACGACTAAGACCGTCGTGGTGCGCTCTGGCTACGACGGGCGCAACCGCCGCGTGTCGCTCCATAACGCCAATTTCTCTGTCGAGGCGCTGTGGGACCGCGTGCTGGACGAAGCCGACCGGGAGGTCATGTTGGCGCACGCGCGGTGGCTGGGCGCCAAGGCCCGGAGGCAGGAGCGTTACGACCGCGCGCCCTCGTCGGTCCGTGAGGCGCGCGGCGATCAATCGCCAGCGGCCGGGCGCGAGTCCGACGCGGAACGCGGACGCGAAGCCGTCCCCGCGCCGCAGATCCAAAAGGACGTGCGCTGATGTCCTCACTGCCCATCCTCAAAGGCGATCCGGTCCTGGATGGCCTGTCGCATCTCGCGGATCGCGGCGGCGAGGCGGGAACCGGATCGCTGGGGCTGCTGCACTGCCTGAGCGACCCGGTCCGAGTGGGGGATTGCTGGTGGGTGAAGTGCGCGTGCGGCTGGTTGCGGGCCTTCGACCGTCGTGAGGACGTGCCGCTCGTCTGCGGTGTCGCGGACGCGGAGGCCGACCTGTTGGCGGCGACCTTCAAGGCGCGGCAGGAGTTCGCCACGCGCAAGGCGCTGATCGACAGCGTGACCGAGATCGAACAACGGCATCTGGTGCGGGCGACGGCGACGGTCTGACGAGTTCGACATGACGATGACGAAGCTACAGCGAGCCTTGCCGCCGATGGAACTTCAGAGTGTTTCGGGGCGCGGGCATACCGCGAAGGCGACCCTTCAGAAAGTTTCGTCCCACCCGTCAGGGCTGGTGCTGCAGGCGCTCAATCGCGCGTCAATTTCGCAGAAGGAAGCGGCGCTCACGATGGGGATTTCGGAATCGCTGCTCGCCCGCCAGTTGAAGGGGGATGAGCACCTGTCGTGGCAGCGGATGTTCTCGCTGCCGGATGCGTTCTGGTTGGAGTTGCTGATCGTGTTGGCCGAGGCGCGCGGGATCGCCACGGTGCGGACGCAGATCGAGTTTGAGCGCAAGAGCGCGTAGGAGCAGCGATGTCTAAGGTTGCGACGATGTTCCCGATTGCCGACGTGACGACCGCCGAAATGGCGTTCGGCGGCGACACCGACAAGCTGATGCCGGCGATGAAGGACATCCCAAAACAGTTCCGCAGCCACAACGGCACGAAGTGGAACCGCTTGGCGAGCGACTGGTTCTTCAGCGGCGTGGAGAACCTGAGCTTACAGCCGCGCGATGGCGTGGACACGCAGAAGGCGCTCCGGCACATCCGCGCGATTCTCATTTCCTTCGCGCCGAAGCACGAGCACAAGGAAGCAGGAATCGCCTACCTGCTCGACCAATGGTTCAGCGATGGGACGTGGGACCGCGCCAAGTAACAGCACGGCCTAGAGGTTGGAGTGCTGAAGGTTCAGGCTCGCGACGGGCTGATCAATCGACGGGATTGAGAGGAAGAGAACCGGCGCGTGTGGGCGATGCGAGCGCACCGCCCCACTCCACGACATGAAGAAGGCCGCGGCGCTGCGGGTAACAGCGCCCACGGCCAAGTCCACATACCGAAACGGAGTCGATATGGAGACCAGTCCTCAGAGTAACAGACCGCACCTCCGGCTGGCGTGGAGCCATCCGGGATTCATTCAGCCGCCGTTGCCGATGCCGCAGGTCGAGGTGTGCTGCCTCGCGGCCCGGTGCCCGTTTCGTGCGACGGCCATCGATAAGGACCGCGCCCTGGCGAAGCTCGAGGCGCATCTGTCGTCGTTTCATCCCGAATACCTCGGGCCGGATCGGGCGGCGTAGTCATGCCGCAACAGAAAGCAGGTACGCGCGTGGAAACGATGGGTCGCACGAACAATAGCCCTACCGCGGGGCAGGGCGTCGCTGACGCCGGCAGCGGTGTCTCTCTGCCGCGCAACGTCTACGCGCTGATCGCGGCGGTGAGTGCAGAGCTGGCGCAGACGGGTATCAGCAAGAACCGCGAGAACCAGCAGCAGCACTACAGCTTCCGCGGGATCGATGACGTCTACAACGCGCTCGCGCCCGTCCTTGCCCGTCATGGCCTGGTCATTCTGCCGCGCATGGTGAGCCGAGCGTGTGTTGAGCGCACGACGCAGAAGGGCGGCGTGCTGTTCTACACCACCGTCGAGGCCGAGTTCGAGTTCGTGTCGGCGCATGACGGGAGCCGCCACACCGTGCGGACCTACGGCGAAGCGATGGACTCGGGCGACAAGAGCACGAACAAGGCGATGAGCGCCGCCTACAAGTACGCCGCGATGCAGACGTTCTGCATCCCGACCGAAGGCGACAACGACACGGACGCCACCACGCACGACGGGATTGCGCCGAAGGACGACGGCTACAGCGACTTCCTGGCGGACATGGAAATCGTCGCGCAGGAACAGGGCTACGAGCCGCTGGTGGCCGCGATCAACAAGGCAGCGGAAGCGCACCGGACGAAGCTGCGGGCCGATGGCCGCAACTGGTCGCGCCTGAAGCAGATGGCCGAGGCGGCTGATAAGTCGCGCAAGGAGGCCGCGTGAAGCCGTTCGACGTCATCACGGCCGACCAGCGCAGCTATGCGTGGTACGCCGCACGCCTCGGCTGCCTCTGCGCCTCCGACGCCGCGAAGATGTGCGCCACCGTCAAGAGCGGGGAAGCCGCCGCCCGGCGTGATCTGCGGATGCGCCTCGTCTGCGAGCGGCTGACGGGTCGGCCGGTCGAGGACACCTACACGAACGCCGACATGCAGCGCGGCCTGGAGTTGGAGCCGCAGGCGCGCATCGCCTACGAGTTCAAGGCCGGCGTATCGGTGCAGCAGACCGGCTTTCTGCGCCACCGGGACATGCTGGCCGGCTGTTCCCCGGACGGCGTGATCGGGGACTTCGACGGGCTGGTGGAAATCAAGGCGCCCCGGCCCGCCCGACACCTCGAATACCTGCGCGGTGGGCGCGTGCCGCTCGATTACCTGCCGCAGTTGACGCACCAACTCTGGATCAGCGGCGCGCAGTTCGTGGATTTCGTCAGCTTCGACCCGACGATGCCGGAGCGGTTGCAGCTGTTCGTGGCGCGGCTCGAGCGGGACGAGGCGGCGCTGGCGACGTACGAGAAGAAGGCGCTGGCCTTCCTGGCAGAAGTGGATGCCGAAGTCGCGGCACTGCTGACGATGGCAGACCACGAATCGGTGATGCGCGCCGCGGTGACGGCGTAGGAGAACGGGCGATGGCAGACGACAAGGTGTTCCTGCGGTGCAGCGCGAAGGCGCGCACCTTCAACAACGGCGGCTCGGTGTTGCGGCTCGGCGTGAAGGTCGAGGACTTGATCGCGTTCGCCAAGCAGCACGGCAACGAGCGCGGCTACCTGAATCTGGAAATCAAGGAGCGGCGCACGGCCGGCAAGTACGGCGACACGCACAGCGTGACGCTCGACACCTACCAGGGCAAGGGCAACGGAGCGGCGGCGGGCGAGGAACCGCCCTTCTGATGGACGCCGGGCACTGGAACGGTGACGACGATCGCGACTTCGGCCCGGTGGTCGAAGAAGAACGGTGCTGGGATTGCCACGCGGCCGAGGACGAGGACTGTGCCCCGGACTGCGGCTGTCTCTCCTGCCGGCGTGAGGTACCGACGGCGCGACAGCGGCGGATCCTGCACCACGCGAACGCGGCACGGGTGCGCGGCGAGCACGAGATGGCCGATGTGTTCATGGCCCTGCTGAAAGAGGAGTTGGCGGCGTGACCCTGAACGAAGAACGGATCCAGGAGTTGATCGCGGCGCTCGAGGAATGCCGCGACTACTTCGACACGCGGGCGGATGTGACCGACGACGGCGAGGGGCGACCGCAGGCGAATACGGAGCTGCGCCTGTGGGAGCAGATCGACGCGACGCTGGCGCGGTGCAAGCGGTAGATGGCCGAGCGCGAACAGGTCTCGACGTGCAAGACGTGCCGGCGCCCGTTCAAGCGGACGCTGAAGCAGAACGCCTACTGGCACGCCGAGCCGTTCCTGAAGTTGTCGCAGGCGATGGGGGTGTCGGTGAACCACGCCAAGTTCATCGCCATGACCGAGTTTTGGGGATGGGAGCCGGTGACGGTGCGGGGCGAGCGCCTGATGGTGCCGGTGAAGGTGCATACCTCGGACATGACCGTGCAGGAGGGAACGGCCTTTCTGGATTGGTTGATTCCCTGGGCGGCGGAAGAACACGGCGCGGAGATTCTGCTGCCGGATGAATGGCAGACGAGGGCGGCATAGATGAACACCGAAACACAAGCAGCCGTTCAGGTAATCGCGATGGTTTTTTGGCCTGTATCGGCGGTCGCGTTTGGTTGCTGGATGGATAGCGCTGCGGCCGGTTGGTTCTGGCTGTCGGCGACGTGGCTGGTATCCGTGATTCTCGACACCGCAGCCGAGAAGGTTGGCCGATGACACCACTCCCACTCTTTGATCGGATCCGCCGCGAGCGCACCGCCACCGACGCGGACCTGGCGCGCGTGATCAGTGCCTTGGCGGGGCGCGGCTGGCGGAAACGCGAGGACGTCGCCCGCGAGTTGCAGCTGTCGATCCGCAAGGTGCGGGCGATTGCGGAAGCCTCGCACGGGCAGATCGTCGGCGGGAATCAGGGCTTGGCGTTGACCTGTGAGATTCCGGGGCCGGAGGCCGAGCGGTGTGCGCGGCGGTTGGAATCGCAAGGGCGGGCCATGTTGCAGCGGGCCGTCCAGATTCGTCGGGCGATGCACTCGACACAGAAGGCGGCGTGATGGAAGAACAAAAAGCAGACAGGCGCGTGAACGCTTCCAACGAGGTGACGCGCCACGCGCTTGAACGTATCGCGCAATTGGCGTGGCGCGGCTATGGAGATTGCGCGTACTGCCGACGGGTCTACGAGATATGCCGCGATGACATCGGAGTGATGGACGGCGGCCAATGGCGGGCCGCGCGCTAATGCTGCTGCGCTGGTTCTCCCGTCGTGATCCCGATCGCGTCGCGGCCTCCTGGTTACGGGATCAGCAGCGATCCCTCATGCGGATTGAGTATCACGGGCCGTCGATCACGCTGCCGATCCGACGACCGGATCAGCAGAACTCTGTGTGGAACTCGTGGGCCTTGCGGCGACAGGCGAGAAAGGACGTGGCGTAGTGACGAAGAAGAACGAGAGGCGCGCCGGCGAATCGGTTGCTGATTCCAGCGCCAATGCTACCGCGTCGGCGGGCAGTGTGACTCGTGGCAACGGTGACTCGGTACGACACACGCCGGGGCCGTGGGCCGTCAATCCATTCAAGGCGCAAGTCGATGCCTTCGACATCGGCGAGCCGTTGCCGGTGTGCCAACTGCTGTGGCCGACCGAACTTCGCACCGAAGCGGTGACAGAGGCCAACGCGCATCTGATCGCTGCCGCGCCGGAGTGTCTGGAGGCGTTGAGAGCACTGCGCCTTCGGCTGCATTTTGTCGGGATGCCACAAGAGCCCAGGCGCGACGACGGACGCCCTGACTGGCGACCAGAGATCGCGCTAATGGAAGCCGCCATCGCGAAGGCAGAAGGTCGCTAATCCCCATGAGCCTCTTTACCTGGCCGAAGGGCGAGACGTAGATGGCGAATCCCTCATTGAAAGCCGGCGCCCTGGCGAAGCCGCTGCCGCGGGCCTTGAAGAAGGCGCAGGACCGCCGCGAGGCCAACGCTGCACTCGATCAGGCGTATGCCGACGTCGACCTGAGGGATGGTCCCTACAGCCGCATCTCCGGCCGCTACACGTCGTCAGGCGCCGTCGATCCGCGTGTGCGTCGGGAGCATCACCACATCCGGCCGCGCTCGACGCATCCGGAGTTGACGGCGGACCCGCGCAACATCTTCGTCTGCACGGCCGAGGAGCATCAGTTGATCCACGCGGGCGCGATTGAAGTGGAAGGCGTGAACGCGGCAAAGGAGCTGCGCTTCCACTGGAACCGGGCGATGGTGGCGCGAGGCAAGGAACCGTTTGAGATACGACAGCACAGGACGCGGAGGGATGGATAGATGCAGTTGACGATGACCAGCCCATGTCCCAAATGCCCGTTCCGAACAGACATCGCGCCATACCTGCGCGCGAGCCGGGCGGCTGAGATCGCTGATGGCCTGACGCGCCTCCAAGGCTCGTTCCAGTGTCACGCGACGGTGGACTACTCGGGTGACGAGCCACGCGAGGATACGCCTAATGCGCAGCACTGCGCCGGGGCGCTGATCGTGCTGGAGCGGATGAACCGCCCGAACCAGTTGATGCGCTGGATGGAGCGGATCGGCGCCTATGACCGTCGCGGGCTCCAGATGGATGCCCAGGTATTTGCGTCGATGCGGGCGTTCATCGCAGCCCATGTTGCCAGCGGTCGGGCGCGTCCGGTTGCGCGGAAGGCAGACGCGAAGCCCTCGCCGCGCCGCAGATCCAAGAAGGGTGCGAAGTGAAGCCGAGTTACGACGCGATCCAGAAGGGGGCGGTGTTGACGACGTGCCTGCGCTGTGGGCGGTCCTACTACATGACCCATCCCCAGCCCTATTGTCAGACGTGCCGAGAGCAGGAGCAGAAGTGACCTCAACCCTGTTGCACGGCGACAGCCGCGACGTGCTGGCGACCTTACCGGAGGCGTCCCTCGACGCTTGCGTGACGGATCCGCCCTACGAGCTTGGCTTCATGGGGAAGGCGTGGGACCGCAGCGGTATCGCGTTCGATCCCGCGTTCTGGCGGCTGGTGTTCCGCGTAATGAAACCGGGCGCGCATCTGCTCGCCTGTGGCGGGACGCGCACCTATCACCGGATGGCGAGCGCCATCGAGGATGCGGGCTTTGAGATTCGCGATTCACTGGCGTGGTTGTATTCGACTGGATTCCCTAAGAGCCTGAATGTCTCCGTCAACGATGCCTTCTGCCAATGCACACCGTCCGCGCAGACGGCCGAACGTGTCCTGCGATCTGTGTGGCGCGGGCATGTATCGGCGTCCGTCGACGCTGGCGACGAACGCGGGGAAGTTCTGTTCACGGGCTTGCAGGAACCGAGCGCACCGACCGACGGGCCGCAGGGGTCCGAACCCCAGATTGCAGGGGCCGCGCAATCCGGCATGGAAGGGGGGTGTGACGGTGTTCCGCAAGCATGGGAACTACAAGCCGATCACGTACGTGCGGTGCCCGCCGGAGTTTCTAGCGATGGCGCGTGCGGACGGGTATGTGATGGCACACCGGCTCATCATGGCGCGATTGGTAGGGCGCCCGCTGATGCGAGTCGAAGTGGTGCATCACGTCAACCACAACCCGCAGGACAACGCACCGGAGAACCTGGAACTGTGGCCGGACAACCGCTCGCACAAGCTGGCGGAGCATGGCCGGTTTGTTCTCGGTGTCGCAAACCTGTTGTGCCCGAAGGACTCGGCACGGCGCTGAAACCGGCGTATGAGCCGATTGTGCTGGCGCGCAAGCCGTTCAAGGGCAATGTGGCCGGGAACGTGGCGAAGTTCGGGACCGGGGCGCTGAACATCGACGCCTGCAGGGTCGCGAGCGGGGCCGACCACGCGGAGAAATGCGCGTCTGTAGTGGGCCTTGCATCGAATCGCAACGGGAACTGTTACGGCGAGTGGACGGGCGAACGCGAGGACTCCTACAGCCAGCTTGGCCGCTGGCCTGCGAATGTCTGCCTCGATGACCTCGCCGCGCTGGTGCTGGACGAACAGAGCGGGGACGTCGGCGGCGGCATCCCGAGTGGCGAGCGCAATGGGCCATCGTGGGACGGCGGCGGTGGGTGGGCAGCGTACAAGTCCCAAACGGGACACGAAGATTTCGGCGGCGCCTCCCGCTTCTTCTACGTCGCCAAGCCCTCCCGCGAAGAACGCGACTACGGCTGTGATGACCTGCAGGCGCGCACGGCGGGCGAAGCCACGCACCGGGACGACGGCACGGCTGGCTTGAACAGCCCGCGCGCCGGCTCAGGCCGCACCGGAGGCGCCCGCAACATCCATCCAACCGTGAAGCCCGTCGAGTTGATGCGCTGGCTGGTGCGGCTGGTGACGCCGCCCAACGGCACCGTGCTCGATCCGTTCATGGGCAGCGGCACGACCGGCATGGCCTGCAAGTACGAGCAGCGCGGATTCATCGGCATCGAGCGGGAGGCCGACTACCTCGAGATTGCCCGGCGACGGATTGCGGCGGTGGCGCCGCTGTTTGGAGCGCCGCAGTTAGCTCCGGCCGGCGACGCGGTAGCCCGCGCCGTCTCGGGTCAGGCAGAGCCGAACACGCGCGCATCTAAAAGCTCTTCGCTTTTTCCTGATGGCACTGGAGAAGCCGCATGACGGTCTTAGCGATCGATCCCGGTCCTGAGCAGAGCGCCTATGTCGTGTGGGACGGCCGATCCGTGCAAGACCACGGGAAGGACGCGAACGACCTGCTGCGCGGCTACCTCGGATGTACGCCGTTGCCGGTTGTGATTGAGCAGATCGCAAGTTACGGCATGGCCGTTGGGGCCGAGGTCTTTGAGACCTGCGTATGGACAGGCCGTTTCATGGAGGCCGCCTCGCGGAGTCAGTTCCGGCCACCCGTGATCCGCCTGCCGCGCCGCGACGTGAAGCTGCACTTGTGCGGCTCCGCTCGCGCGAAGGACAGCAACATCCGCCACGCCTTGATCGATCGCTTCGGCGGCAAAGAGAAGGCCATCGGCACGAAGGCATCGCCTGGGCCGCTCTACGGCTTGAAGGCGGATACCTGGCAGGCGTTGGCCCTCGCGGTGACGTGGTTGGACTTACACGGCCAGCCCGCCCGCGACGAGACGGCGAGCTAGAGGACGACAGAACGTGATCGGATTGAACGCTGCGCGCGAGTGGCGGCGGTAAGTGACCGGTTAGTAAGCGAGTTAGACGGTTTCGAGCGGTGCGTGCGGCTGACGCGCACCAGCAATCAGACAGCACATCAACCCTTACCTTCAGGACATGGCAACTCGCGCACTCGTCAGGAGGCTCACCGATGCCGGCTGACCGGATGTTCCACAAGCGACTCGGGCACTCGCAGAAAGTGTCCGCGCTGACCGATTTTGAATATCGCGTCTGGTCGCAATACCAGCTGTCGGCGGATGACTTCGGGGTGATGCGGAAGTCCGCCGTGCAACTCCAGGCGGACAATGACAACCTCGCGAAGCGTTCAGCGACCACGATTCATCGAGCTTTGAAGCATCTGGTTGAAGTCGGGCTGTTGGTCCGCTTCGATCACCAGCTCCAGAGCTACGTCTGTCAGCGAGACTGGCAGGATTTCCAAAAGGTCACGTACCCATCCAAGACCATCAACCCGAAGCCGCCAGCCGACCTGATCGCGACGTTTTCCGAACAAACTCGCGAGTTGTTCGAGCTGCACCCCGGCGCACGCAAGCTGCTGACGAAGAAAAACTCCGAGAAAACTTCAGAAGAACTTCTGGAAAACTCCGGGAAAACTTCAGAAACATTTTCTTCCCCGCGCGCGTGCGCGCCCGCGAAACGGCTAACGGCTAACGGCTCAGGGCTAACGGCTCATGGCTTGGAAGGGGGAGCGGGGGGAACCGCGCCGCTCGATCTGTGGCTGCGCGAGCTGCAGGACTCGCGGTATCCCTCCCGCCGCGTGACGCGCAATCACATCACGTCCACCGCGTTCGTCGACGCCATGCTCGGCTATCCCGAAGGACCGCACGCGGCGTGGGCGCTGTTGTGCGCGAACCTGGCGGCCAACATCGCCAGCCACGAATGGCGCGTTCGCGGCTACGTGCCGAAGCTCGAGAACTACCTGCGCGACGGGTTGTGGCGGAACGACCCGCATCCCGTGAACGCGCCGGCCGCCGAACAACTCACCGCCAAGACGAATCGCACCCTGTCGGCCGCGGCCGAGATTCTTGGGGAACGGAGGCCCGCATGACCGTCGAAGAATGCACCGCCATCCTCGCGCCCGTCGCGCTGGCCCTGAGAGCCGACGTCGACGCGCCGACCTTCCGTGCCTATGCACGGGCACTCGAAAACGTCCCTGCGGGGCTGCTAGAGGCCGCAGCGGGCAGTCTGCTCCAGCGTGCGGACGTGAAGTTCTTTCCCACGGCGCCCGAGTGGCGCGGGTTCTGTGAGCAGGAGCGGCGTCGGCTCCTGGCCCTGCACGCCTACGACGGCTGCGCGGAGTGCGAAGGATCGAAGGGTTGGCGGGCGGTGCAGGCCGAGCGCGGGCCGGCGGTGGAGAAGTGCCCGTGTCGCCAGCGCCATGCCGACAAGCTCGAACGGCTTGGGTTGACCACGGCACCGCTCGCACAGTTGCCCGCGGCGACGGAGCCGGAGGCGGACTACCACGACGAGCCGGAGACGTTCGACGCGCTGCCGGTTGACGTGCGCGGGCGACTCGGATCAATCGCGAGCGCACACAGCTTGCGGAGGGTGAAGTGATGCGCCGTCTGATGGCCTACATCAAACGTGGCGAGTTCCAGACGGGACTTATCGATGTGTTCCCGTGGGGCAACGGAGACTTCCGCCCGAGCATCTGGTTTCGGGTGCCGGGCGGCTGGATCGCCATCTTCTTCGGCTGGCAGTGGCCGAGCGTATTGGTGCTGCGATGACAGCCGCAAATATGGATCGACGCAATGAGCAGGTCCGCCCGGCCTTGGGTCGGCCGCCACGATTGGTGCCTGGTCCGCCGGTCCTGTGCCGCACCTGTCAGACGGTCCGTATCGCGCCGTCGCACGCGCAGAACGGCTACGTCAACTGCCGGGCCTGCCGCCCCCCGCGCCGGCCGATCGAATACGTGCCCTGTCCGTGTGGCACCGGCCAGATCCGCGGCGGGGACTACCGCAACGGCACCCGGCGCTGCCGGACCTGTATCGGGGCGCAGGGCATCGGCGGACGGAAGGCGAGCGCGTATCACCCGTGCGGCTGCGGCGGCCAGATCGCGGCGAGCGCGTGGGCGAGCGGCTTGCGGCGGTGTCGGGCCTGTCGGGCACAGCAGCCGGGCGCCATGCCGCGGACCCGGACGCCACGGGAGGCCGTCGTGCGGCGGCCCAGGCCTCGGTTGGTGCAGTCCTCGACGCCGTCCTGGTGGATGACGGTGGATCGCTCCGGCTTCACCGCACGAGCGGAGCAGGAAGTGACCCGGATGCAGGCGAGTCCGAAGGGCTCCTACATCCCCTACATGGGGGAAGCGATGGAGATCCGATCCCACCGATCGCAGGGAGAGGCGGCGTGAGCCTCACGGTCGGGTCGCTGTTCGCTGGTATTGGCGGGTTTGATCTCGGGCTGGAACGAGCCGGGATGCAGGTCAAGTGGCAGGTTGAGATCAATCCGTTCTGCCGGCGGGTGCTCGAGAAACACTGGCCGGGTGTGAGGCGTTACGAAGATGTCCGAACGGTTGGAGCAGAGCTTGAGCGAGTCGACGTCATCTGCGGCGGATTCCCCTGTCAGGACATCAGCAGCGCCGGCGCCAAGGCTGGTCTCGATGGCGAGCAGTCCGGTCTTTGGTTCGAGATGTCTCGACTCATTCGCCTCTTACGACCCAGATACGTCGTTGTGGAGAACGTCGCAGATCTCCTTTCTCGGGGGCTTGGCCGCGTTCTCGGAGATTTGGCCGCGAGCGGGTATGACGCGGAGTGGGACTGCATACAAGCTGCGGCCATTGGCGCCCCGCATGGCCGTGACCGTCTCTGGCTCGTCGCTTATCCCCACACCGACAAAGGGCGACGCGAAATCGGCGGCCAACGCGACAGCACGACGCTTCAGGGTGCCGCCCACGGGAGTACACGCCGGCACGACCTTGACCGACTACGTACGGATGTACCCAACGCCGATGGCGCGCACCAAGGGTGGGCGCGGCGGTGGACGGGGCAAGGGATCGATTTCGAGAGGTGGCGGGCTGATGCTCGACAACGTGCTGGGTGGCAAACCGAACCCGACATTCGTCGAGTGGCTGATGGGGTATCCCCTGGGATGGACAACGCTCGACTCGCCGCTCTCGGCAACGCCATCGTCCCATTCATCGCCGAGTGGATCGGATACCGGATCCTCGAAGCGGAAGCGGCAACAGTAACGGACGCAGGAGATACCCATGCAGCGTGACGCGGTAGTTCCAGGTGGTGAGTTGGCGAAGCACGGCCTGTCCACGCGCGACGAAAAGCACTTCTCCCCCGCGTCCGGTGGAGGCGAAGCCCTCCCCGCGCCGGAACCGTTGATCGAGCAGTTGCTGGCACTCGCCAACACCCTCGGTAACGGCGACGAGGACATCGTGCGTGAGGCCGCGCGAGTGCTGTCAGCCTCCGGTGCGCCGCAGACCGCGCAGGAGCCGGACGAGGACGAGCGCGACCACATGCAGCGTTCCCCCGCCGATACGACCGGCTATCGCCAGAAGGCGCAGACCGCGCAGGACGAGCTTGCCGACCTGCTGCCCGATTTGCTTGAGGCAGGCGTTTGCGAGATTCCTCAACCGCTTCGACGACGGACATACCTGCTGTGGCAACAACTACGGGCTTACGGTGTGCCGCAGACCGCGCGGGAGTGGGGGCTTGACGCCGAGAAGCTGAAAGCCTTGGCCAAAGAGCACGACGCACGGCCTGCCGAGGCGCAGACCGCGCAGGAGCAGGCACCAGAGCAACCGGAGTTGAAACCGTGCCCGTTCTGTGGCGCGGAGGCCGAAATCGTCGCCGTCGAGGAACCAAGCAACGTCGGGGGATACGTCGTCAGTTGCAAGGGGTGCGAAGCATCGACGCGCGTCTGGTTCCCGATCAAAGACCGTGTGGATGGAATCTTGCGGGATGCGTGGAACCGGCGGCAGCCCTCCCCACCCTCCGCCCCTCTCGCGGAGCAGGGACAGAGAGAACAAGAGCAGGAGAAAAGCTAAATGACGCGCGTGGACGGACACAGCCAACTCGATCGGCCTTCGGCCTCTACGGGATCTACCGCGGCCAACTCCAAGCTGACCCCGGCGATGGTGGATACGCTGCTGGTCAGTGCCGTTCGGTATGCGCTCGGGCGTCAGTCGTACATCGTCGGCGTGACCTGCGACATGGTGCGCGCGGCGAACCCGAACGCAGACGTGCGCGCCATCATCCGGCGCGACATCGACAACTGCCGCGACTACGGCATGGAGATGGACCGTGTCGAGTGGAGAGCTCTGCGCGAGTGGTTGGATAAACCACAGGCCGCCGTCGCGGTAGATCCCCAAGCTGCTGATACGGGAACGCTTCCCACGCGCGAAGGGAAGCCCTCCCCACCTTCCGCGCCGGTCACGGCGCTGATCGCCAAGATGCGCGAGGGCATGTGTTTGGGCCATCGCGACGGCTGTATGGCAGGCGTCTGCATCGTTTGCGGGAAGCCGTGGCACGCCCCGAAAGAGTGGCACTTCGGACACGAGTTCCAACCTGTGTCTGATTGCGTGTGCGAACTCGAAGCCTGTCTCTCAGCCCTGACACCGGAGGGGAAATGAGCCTCACCGAAGACGACTACGAAGCGATGCTCGACCTCCCGCATGGGCGCGGACGGAGCTGCAACCTGTGCAAGCAGAAGGACGAGCGGATCACGGCGCTGCTGGCCCACGTGCGGCACAAGGACGGATGCAACGCGCTACGGTGCATGAAGTGCGGATGCCCAGTAGAACCCATTAATCAACATCTCGTATGGATTGGCGGGAATGATCGCCTCGACCATGCGGTGGAACGCGGAACCTGCACCTGCGGCCTCTCAGCCCTGACGGAGCAGCCCAAATGAGGACGTTCCACGTCGTCAGAGTCACGAAGTCGGCGCGGGCCGGGCAAGGGCGGTGGGCGGTCGCGCGTCGCCGTGATCATTGGCTCGATGGTGCGTTGGACCTCGAAATCGTTGACGGCGAGGACCGCCACTACAGCAAGGCTCAGGCGCGGGCGCGGGCAACGGAACTGGAAGCGACTACGCGGACGGAGCAGCCATGAGCAGAGACGACCAGCAGGAAGCACAAGAACAGGATGCGCGCGTGGACAGACAGCCCAGAATCGACCGTCGCCCTACCGCAGCGAGCCACGGGGCAGCTCCAGCGCCCAAAAAGCGGAACACCGCCCCGAAGTTTTCGTGCCCGATGTGCCGCAGCCGCCTGAGTCATGTGATCCCGCACAAGGCCAAGTGCTACGGGACCACCACCGACGACGCCGGCCGCGAGATTTACCGGCGCCTGCGGGCCTGCAATGACTGCGGGACGGCCTACAGCACCACCGAGGGCGTCGAGCGCATCGTGCGGCGCCAGGAGCGGGCGGCATGACGTGGCAGCCGATTGCGACAGCCCCCAAGGGCCTCAGCGCGGACGATGTGCTGCTGTATGGGACTGATGATGAGGGCGATCCGCAGATGTGGGTGTCAAATGCCGAGTACGCGCAGCCGTCAGAGTGGTACGGCGCGCGCCTACTAACGCCGACGCACTGGATGCCATTGCCGGAGCCACCACAAAC